AGAGGAAGACGCAAAGAAATCTGGCAAAGCTGTAAACGGTTTCCAGATTTTTTCTGACCACGCCAAGAACTTGATAGGCGCATGTAAGGCTATCAGGGATATGAATATGCACGTTCTTGTAACGGCACTTGCCAAGGAAGGGCAGGACGACGCTGGTAACACAGAGTATTGGCCTATGGTTGCTGGCAAGCAATCACAGCAACAGCTACCAGGTATCTTTGATAATGTTTTTTGTGGTGTTAGGCACACTACAGATACCCACTCAGCAGGAGAGGGTAAGGTTATTAGATACGTAGTCACTGAAGAGTATAACGGTTGGAAGGGCAAGGTTCGTGATGAACGAAGAAGGCTCAAGCCAGTCGAACAGACAGGTAATATCGTCAGCCTGTTTGCCAAAATGGATATGGATGACGATGAGTATAACGCACGTATTAAACAAGGGAGCGAACAATGAGTTTCACTTTTAACGATCTAAATCTTCAGCACGTTGAGGTTAGCAACGGCAGTGTAATTCTTCCAGAAGGCAATCATATCGTCGAGGTTACTGACGCCAAGCCTGAGAAAAAGAAGAACGGTACACAGCAAGTCGTTGTATCAATGCGCGAAGTCAATGGCACTAGAACAATCACAGACTGGATTGTTGTGTACAACCCGAACCACCCGAAAAATCAGGAGATCGGGCGCTCACAACTGAAGACACTCTGCCATCATGGTGGTCATCCTAACCCTGACAACCCTTTCCCGAACGACGATGTGTCTGTCCTCAAGGGATTTGTCTTCGGCATTTATGTGGGTGACGACGAGTACAACGGCAAAGTCAACCAGAAGGTCAAGTCTTATAAGTCTGCAACGAAGGTTGACCCTGCCTTTGATATCCTAAAGTTCAAAGACCCATTGGGTGCGGCGGCATCAAGCCCGCCTCCATCCCAAAAAAATGATGTCGATGACGACATCCCCTTTTAGTGTGCGGGGGTTGAGGGGGCGAAAGCCCCCTCTTCTTTAGGATGATTAAGTCAGTATCAGATAATCAAAACGAAATCTTAGAGAACATCCTGACGCTAACGAACAGGCAGTCTTTTGATGCCGACATAAGTTACGGAAACGGAAACTTTTATAGGCACATATCTAAGCCATCTCTTAGGTACGACATAGACCCTCAGTCAAGTGATGTCATACAAGCTTGCAGTACAAGTCTGCCATTGGTGGACTGTTCTCTGTCTTCAGTTGTGTTCGACCCACCCTTCCTTACCTATGTCCGCAATGGACGTAGCGGAAATGGAGACATGGTAATGTCCAAAAGGTATGGTGGTTACTGGCGGTACGACGAACTGGAGAAACACTACAAAGAAACAATCACAGAAGTTCACAGAATTTTACAACCCAAGGGTATCTTTGTGTTTAAGTGCCAAGACATCATACATAATCACAAGATGCACTCCACTCATATCAATGTTGTGAACTGGTGTGAAAATAAATTTAGGTTAAAAGATATGTTCATTCTCACAGCGAAACACAGAATGAATGTTCCCCAACAATCAGGTGTAGCGAAGCGAGTTCAAAAACACGCACGTATGTTTCACTCTTATTTTCTTGTACTGGAAAAGACATGATAGACGTAACGAAGATGATCGAAACATATTACTCAAAGGACGAGGACGAGAAACCTAGAGCCTACATAGGTGCGTCTTCTGTAGGGCATGACTGTACGGCTATGCTTTCTTACAGCCATAGAGGATATCCTAACACAGCGCCTGACCAGAAACTGAAAAGGATTTTCAGAGACGGTCACAGGATTGAGTACATAGTTATATCCGACATGGCAAAAGCTGGTGTGCATGTTATGGAGAAAGACCCCCTGACTGGAAAGCAGTGGAGGTACACTGATTACCACGGCAACGCTATGGGCAACGCTGACGGTATCATGGAAACCGAAGATGGTATGGCTATCGTTGAGATTAAATCAATGAACGACGCCAAGTTCAAAGAGTTTTCTAAGAAGGGTGTTAAGTATAGCCACCCTATGTACTACGCCCAGATGCAATACATGATGGGACTGTCCAACATAGAGAAGGCAGTGCTTGTTTCCTACAACAAGAACACATCTGATTACCACCACGAGTGGGTGGACTTTGAAATCTTCTACTACAACTCTTTGAAGCAGAAGGTAGAGAACATCATCCTTGGTCACGGTACGAAAATTTCTCACGACGAGGCTGACTGGAGATGCAGAGGTTGCTTCAAGAGAGATGCTTGCTGGCAAGGTAAAGAGCCTGAGAAAACCATGAGGACTTGTGGGAACGCTACGTCGTCTCTTAGTAGTGCGGATTGGACTTGTTCAAAAGGTTGTGTAGATGTGTGTAAGAACTGGGTAAGGTACGAACCACATGCCAAAACGTAGTGGATGGCAGGGGCCAGTACCCCCTGCTATAGTCAGATGTAGTGACCATTGGATCACACAGAGGTTCAAAAAGTTATGCGTCGAAGCGTCCGATGTTCTTTACTTGCCAAAGGGTGAGCATAGAAAGAAGAAGGAAGCAGAGTTAAACCTAAGACTTAAAGAGTTAATACAGCAAGCGGAGTACAAAAATGAGCAAGAAGGTACTTGAGATGGAACACAACATCACACAGATACGTGACCGTATAAAGGATGTTGAATGGCAACTTGAGCAGATGGACCCAGAAGAACAAGAATATTTACTGGGTGAACGGCGCAGGGCAATTGATAAACTTCGTCACTTACAAGTTAAGCTTCTGGACGCGAAGATGGAGGAAGTAGATGAGACCTAGACTAATTGGTATTGCAGGAAGGCTTGGCTCTGGCAAGACATTAGCCGCGGACAGCCTTTGCGCTAATCATAACTTTGTTAAAGTTAAGTTTGCTAAACCGATAAAGGATATGATGAGAACTTTAGGTCTTGATGATCGTCACATTGAAGGGCATCTGAAAGAGGAGCCGTGTGATTTACTTGATGGGGAGACACCGAGATGGGCGATGCAAAGTCTTGGAACGGATTGGGGACGTTCGCTGATCAGCGAAAACTTATGGCTGAACAGGTGGAGAAAGATCGTAGAAGAGAACCTGAATTTGAACAACAACGTAGTGGTAGACGACATGAGGTTTCCGAACGAGTACGAGATGGTGAAAACATTGAGCGGCCAGGTGATCGTGCTAACGCGAAACGCAGAGAAAGAAGGGGGCCACTCGTCTGAGGGTTTGGACCTTACGTCTTTGAACAGTGATTTGGTTTTGGACAACCGAGACTGGGGGGAGCAGAAGCTAACTCAAGCAGTCACTTCTTGGTGGATTTCTTCCAGCTTATCCTAGATGGCCCTGTCTTTTTCTTAGAAGATGAATTGCATTGAGCCTTAGTAGGGCGACACGCTGGGTATCCCTTACGTTTCTCACCCTTCTGCCTACCGCAAGCCTTGCCTGTCTTGCAATCAATCCAGCCTTTGCCACCGTTGCGGCTAAACCACTTCCTTAAACCGTCACTATTTGAAGCCATTTTTCAACCCTAATAAAAAGTAAGCCAGTAAAGCTAGGCCGAAAAGACCGAGGATCAAAAGCACAGAGATAAGGACGACCTCTATCATGTCGTCTCTTTTTTTCTTTGCCGCCTTTGCTTCTTGCAACCTTTTCTTTTTAATTTCTACCCTTAACTTCAACAACTCTTGCCATGCGTTCGGACCACGGGAGTAGATTATTATTTGTCTCAGGTTGTCTTCTAAGTCCTGAGCTTTCTTCTTGTCCATGAACGTAGTCAGAGCCTCCTCTTCTACAGTCCTGAACACAGAGGATTTCTTCTTGTTATGTTCTTTGTTTATCTCATCAATAGAACCCCAAAGCGTACCTATTTCTTTTGCTAAAGACGTGACTTCTTTGCCTGCGGCAACGCCCGCCTTTATCGCTCCGAAAGCGGCAATAGCTGTACTGATCGGTTCGATAACATTAGCCTCAATCTAATTTTTCTTTTTCACAGGGGTTGTTGTTCTCTTTTGGCTTGGAGACCTACTAACGTAACGGGCTATGTGCATAGACCTGTTGTTGCTAAGTCTTTCGCTAGGGTTTCCAAAACTTTTTGCCGCTTCCCTGTAAAGTTCTTGCTTCGTTTTGGCGTCCATTACTTTTTCTTCCCACTCTTTTTACTGTTGCCCCAGTTCTTTGCACCAACCTTGCGGCACTTTACCAAAGCACCTGAAGCATAAGCACTTGGCCAAACCTTGTAGCGAGACTTGACCTTCGCGTAGCAAGCGTCTTTCTTCGCTGGCTTCTTGGGGGCTTTGCGAGCCATTACTTCTTCCCCTTCTTTTTAAGTACACAAGGGCATGGCTCTGACATCATGTTCCCTTTCCTACCACCCTTTGCATAGTTAGTAGGGCGCTCAGACTTCTTGACGTTTCCCGCTGACCTGATACCTAGAATTGTTTTTGCGTACATTAGTCACCCCATATTTCAAAGTGAGGAGCATCAATAAAAGGACGTTTACCCTCTGATCTCCTTAGATCAATATAACTTGTCATGGCCCATTCCATCGTCCCATCAAACTCGGCAATGTCGTGTACGTGCCACGCCGCACCCCATCTAATTTTGACACCAAGTTCTTTTGCCGCCTTCTTAATAGCGTCAGCTACCTCATCATAGACGTTGAGTTCCCATGTATGTCTGCCACCTACGTAGGCCAACAGGTCTACAGCTTTGCCCTCAAGATGCTTTGACTTCATAGTCTGCGATGCGCCTTTGT